TAATCAACACAGTCATAACCATAAACAGTATTAACAGCGTTAGGCATGATTTTTCGAACCTCATCGGCCATTACGCCGATGTAATGTTCCGTTTCGTCAGGGTTGTCCCAAATATAAATATATGAGTAAACCGGCACGCCGTTTGGCATCTCCCCGACACACTTAATGTCTCGCTTTAATCTGCGATCAGACCAACCAAACAATTTACCCTTGCCGCCAAGATAAGCCGCGCCCTGCAGGCCCATCCCGGCCAAACCATACATGCCCTGTGTTTGTGCGTTAGCGGCTTGCGATGCCGCATTGTATCCCTGATATGTCGCGCCGAGGTAGTCGGGAGCCGCAACGCCCGCTTGTGGCGTATTGGTGAATGACGGGTTTTGAACCTGAGCGCCCGAAATCATCGCCGCCAATTCGTTAATCGGAACGCTTCGTTGCTGAAGCATTTCATTGATGTTTTGGTTCCTGGCCGCAGACTCCAGGCCGTACATGCGGGCCATTTCATCGCCTGCCTGCGCGTCAATACCTAGCCTTAAATCGTTCTTTTGCCGGGCGAATCTATCCATTTCCGAATTGTAAGCATCGGAACCGATCATAATCCCCTGATTAGCCAGTTGCGTTTGAAGCGCCGCCTCATCCCTTTGTAATTGAGGGTCAATGCGCTGGTAAAGACTATCCGCAACCGAGCCTCTGACGTCCTCATTAGCTTGGGGAGCCGCACCTAGCGAACCAAAATTAAGCGGGCTCGATAACGCCCCGGAAACGCTATCAAGCTGATTGTTCGCCGTTTGACCGTACTTAATCCCCGCTTGAGATGTTAAATCATAAAGCTGCTGTTGCTCCGGGGATAATTCTTGCTTGGCCGTGTATTGCGGCGTTCCGTATTCGGACTTGCCGGTTTGCTCATACGTCAACGACCCGTATGGCGTTGACTGGTTAATCATGTTGATTTCGTTTTGTGTAATCGCGGCGTCTTTATTGTAGGCCGCCTGAGCCTGCGCGGTTGCAGCCGGGTCCGGCTGTGCGGGTTGTGATTTCTTACCCATAATATTTCCCATAAAGTCGCTTGTAGACCGGCAATTCCATTTTCGCCCTTACGCAATGATTGCCGGGGCCGAACTCGCTACCGAGAACCGCCTCTTGTTTAAAACCAACGTGAAAAAACGTCTTTAGGGCGTGGCGGCTCTTAAGGGGAGTCGCGATCCACGCCTTGAAAACATTTAAATGAATGAACGGATAGCCTAGTAAACCGGCTATGTTCCGTTTTGTCGCCCATATCGGGCTATCCGCCGCCATACTTAATTGTATGGTGCGAAAATTCTTTTGATATTCGTGATAGACAACCCCGGCGATCAACTTGCTATCCGTAGCGACACCGATTGCCGTTGAGGGTCCGAAATCAATATTCGGGATGAAGTCTATTCTCTCTTTGACCCAATTCTTAACCTGATCGTCGCAACCGTATATAAGGCCACTCAAATCTGCCCCCCCGGAACATATATAAAGTTGGTGGAAATCCAAGACGGAATTGTCGTCGTCGTATTGATGCGAATTCTCAGGGAAGCGGCGCGACCAATCCCCCTAACACCCCGCCAACCCTTATAAACCTCATCTGCCGAGCCCCAAAGCCCGGTCCCCCATAAATCAGTCCCCCACAACGCCCCGTTTGACGCTGAAGCGGAAGCAACAGCCGAGGGTGCTTCTATCGAAAAATCCGTATTAAGTTCAAGTGCGGCGTTAGGACTACCGGCACCCTGGAAAATGGGCTCAACAAGTTTAAAAGCCTTTTTCCTGCCTGGCGATCCGAAGTAGCTAAACGCCTGCAGGGCGTCTGCCTCGATATTCGTTCCGTTATCTGAAGTCCCCGAATCGAATTTATAAACGGTCCCGTCCGTTCCGCCAAAATAAGCATCGTCGTTTAATAGGCCCCAACATACTGCGCCTATCCCCGTAAATCTACATGGCGCGTTTGTGATAGTGTTGAAAACATATTGGTGATATGTCCCGCCCGCTTGCGGGACATTGAAAATCAACATCGTGCCTTTAGGGTATAATATCGGCTGCCAGCCATAGGTACTTGCCGTCGATTGAACCGCGTCGTTAACAGCTTTATCAATCTGAGACGATATCGCGACCCTGCCGGTTTGCGACCGATCCGCCCCGATAACACTTGATAATGATATAAAACCGTCTTGAGTGATGATAATTAAATCAGCGCCCGCCTTAATCATGCACCGCCTGCCGATAGGTTTACCGATTCTAAACACGCCGACAAGCGCCCACGTTGCGGCGGCAGATGGGTCCGTACCCTGATAAGCGATAACCTCGCCCTCTGAGGTAATAAACACGGCAACATCATCCGAGCCATCTCCCGCGTCCCGAGTCCACGTTCCCATCGCCATAATATATCCACCAAGCGAAGCAAGCCCCGCTAACGGAAATTCTACTGCGGTCCCTGTAATGGAGTTAACCGCTAAATACCAAGCCGATAAACTGTCTTCCTCACCGAACCAGAGTCTTCGTTGGTGAAGATTGCACCAAATAAGATTGGCAATCGTCGGGCCACTCATCGTTGCGTTGGCCCAGGCCGAACCGTTGTATGTTCTCGGCGTATCGGCCCCGTTCATAATTAAAAGAAACTGCCCGCCAGACGTTCCGATTTGAACTGACTGAAATCTATTATTAGACAGCCCGGAAACCGCCGCCGCACCTACGGCTCCCGCAGAGGATACATCATAAATCTTGCCGTCATTCGCCGCGAATATTTTTGCGCTCCCGGAAACCGAAGTATATTCCAGAATACTTTCAACTGAGCCGCTCATGCCTGTAGCGTGAGATGAGTACCCGTTCCTCACCGTCACTTTATCGGTTGATGGAAACCAATTGTCTAAAATAACCGCGTTTTCTTCCGGCATGTCCGCGAGCGCGTTTCTTGCGTCCCATCCTCCTACAGGCGGGGGCAGAGACTTCGATACTGAATACATTACCAGTGTATTCCGTCGCTTACGTCGAGCGCCTTAAGCTGCGCCGTGTTCATGCCGTCGATGGCCGTTTTTAACATATCCCTCGATGCCTTTATATCGTTAAGGCCACTGATTGCGATCAAAACACCGACCGCTATATCCGTTTCCATGTTCCATAATTCACAAACATCTTCCGCCGTAAACTCAATGTCTGCATCAATGAACATTAGTTTTTCGTTTTCGGTTTCCCAAAATTGCTTAACGAGATTGTTCCTCGCTCTTTGAACAAGAGACTCGTTCCACATTAAAAGCCAATCATGCTCGACTTCGCGTTGCGTTAGAACTTCTTTAAGATCAAGACAAGACTGAAAATGATGGGTCGTCACCTGTCCACCGTAACAGGGTGTGCAAAATAAAATACTCATTCGGTTGGGAACGTCCAATCTTCAGGGAACTCGGAATATATATCCACCCAATCCAAATTATTCTGCACGATGTAGGCCGCAACGCGCGTGAAGTCTTCCTGAGTCGCCCGTCCCGTTCCGACGATAATTTTAGTTCCTTCTAAATTAAACTGCGGAACACCCATCTTTTCAAAGCCTTCATCGGCGGGTATCATGGCTAGGTCGTACAAGGCCCTCAATTCAGTTTCTTTGTCAGATGGCGCGACAATCCAAAACATCATAACCCGAACCGGCCTTTCTGTTGTGTCCAGATCGAATCCATATTAGTCTTCGTTAAAGCGGTTCCTTCCCAGGCCATCACACCGGCAATCTGCGTTCCAGATTTAAGGGGGAGACTTGCGCCGCCGCGGGCGCCGATCTCAAGAGCGTTTGTTGCACTTCCGGTAGCCGGGGAGGAATACGTTGCGTCGAACGTGTTTGACGCGGAAACTTGATTGTATCCACCATCCAAGTACAAGAACCCGCCACCGGCCCCCGTGGCTTCGTCAATCGAAATCCCGATCATGTGCCACGCGGCGGTTGTAATCGTCGTGTCACCAGTTACGGAAATAGCATTGCTTCCGCCGTTTTGCGCCCGAAAATCCTGCTTTCCGACAGAAAGGGAGTCTTTTCCGAAGATAATACCAGTCGTCCCACCGGAAGAACCCATAATGTTGTTATCGGAAGTCGTTCCTGAAGGGTAATACCAAAAGACCAAGGAAAACAGCGCATTATTTTTATGGATGTTCTCCATCCACGTTTCATTCGTCGTATCGTACCGAAAATAATCCCCGCCGTCGAAAGACCAATACTCAGACGAGCTTAAATTACCAGGCGTCCCGTTGTGGGTCGGGTCGTCCGTCGTTGCCGACCCAGTGGCCCCCAGGAAGAAATCATACCCATTCGACGTTAAATCCAGCCACTTTTGGCCACTTGAATAGGAATCGCTCGACCCCGCATCTAGGCAGAGTTTCAAGTTCGTATCCAATCCCAAAGTCACCAAATCGCCATAAAAGGAACCATCGGCGGCGGCAGAAAAGGAATAGGGATTGATTAGAAAATTACTCACGTTTGATAGCCGATCAGGTAAACCTTCAAACCGGCACCAGCCACCGTTGAACCAATTTGATCTATGTCAATCGTTATTTCAGCGTCATCAGCAAGGGATGAATCGGAAATCACCGCAGCCGTGGCAGCGGTTGTTGACGTTTTTTCACTAACATCAATGGTTAATTTCGTGGAAAGAATCGTCGTCCCGGATTCGTTAATATCCACCGTTAAAGTAGTCCCTGTGGGAGCCGTGGTTACACTCGCCCGAACGCCCGTAAGGGTGAAGGCGTAAGGCATCCTAAACGTGACCTTCGCCGTACCTATCGTCAAATCTGTCGTTTCGTCGGAAACAGCCACAACGAAACTTTCAACAGCGGAATTAGCCCCCGTTAAAGCGGCTACGTCTGTTCCTATAACAAGACCAAGGTTCGTTCTTGCTCCAGAAGCCGTGGAAGAACCCGTGCCGCCGTCCGCGACCGCTAAATCTCCCGCGCTCGTTACGGCGGACAAATCAATTGTGGCGGTTGTTATAGTCGGAGATGTTAGCGTCTTATTGGTTAATGTCTCCGAACCCGCCAACGTAGCAAAACTGCCATCGGATAGAGCTGTATTAAATTGCGCCGTTGTTCCGGTCAGTGTATTGGAGGCAAGGTTAACGGTTTTATTTGTTAATGTGTCCGTGCTTGACGCTGTTATCCCGGTAGAAAGCGCGGTAATGGCCTGGGAAACACGCTCGGCGGTCCAGGCACGAACTGTAGTTGACGTTCCCGCCTCGGCTTCCGCCTGAGAAACCGTATCGGCGGTTGCATTCAGGTTCGCCGCTGTCGCACTAACCGCCACCCCGCCGATCTGAAAGCCTGAATCGATATTTACCGCTGTGGTCGATAGCTTTAGGGGCGTTTCCGTGCCCTCGCCGTCCTGGACAGCCCGCGCCGTCGCATCAATTCCATCATTGGAATTGGGGACCTGTAATAAGTCCTTATAGGTTGTGGTCCAAGGTTTCCCCTCTAATGAATCAGACGCCGCCATTAGCTACCCCATACATTGCTGTTATCATCCCAGGTCGAAGCCGTGCCGTCTCCGGCAATATCGCCGGATTGCGAACCGGGCTCCCCGGTGAAGTGACGCCCACCGCCGAATATATCTCCGGCTACCATAATCCCGGAATCCGGCTGATCGTTTTCAAGAATAATGTCAAAGTAATCGTTAAATTCTTGTTTGGCCTCCAAATAAGGAAGCCCCTCGCCCTGTAGAAACGCCCAAATCACGCCTTTGGTTATTAGTTCCTCATCAATGCGAGATGTGTCGGTGTCTACCGTAAAACTTGCCTTAGCAACGCTACTCGCGTTTAAAACCCAATTTTCAGTGACGTATTCAAACGCTAGAACCTGTCCGCCGCTCATTATCGGGTAGATATGAACCTGATCGGCGCGAAGGATAAACTTTCTACCCCCCACAGTGTTTGCCGATTTTATACTATTCCATTCGACAGGAGTGACGGGGCCACTCAATAAATGCCGGTTCGTTCTGTCCCAAAACGTCTCGGGAATAAAGCGGTCAAATCCGCTCGGTAAGATGCCCGTTTGAATCTCTTGGTTTAGCGCGGTAAAGGTTTCCTCGGCCCGCAAGACGCCCCACGGAACCTTTTTCATCAACCTTGTGCCGACACGGTTTGAATATCTAAGGAGCTTCCGCGCCTCGGAGTCGGTGTTGCCGACAATCGTGCTCGGTTGGCTTATGCCGATTTCATCCGCTGCATTCTGACAAATCGTTAAAAGGCTCAAGCCGCCACCTGATTTTGTCTGATAACGTCACTCATTTCGGTTACTTCCCATGTGTCAAAATGCTCGACCATCCCCGCGAGAAGCCCCCCGGAGCGGTCCTTGTAAATGTTTGGAAATCTCTTGATAAAAGACGCGAGATTATGGCTTTGCGTCATCAATTCGACGCAAGTATTAAAATTTTCCCCCGCCACAATTTTTAACTTATGCCAATCGGGAACCTCATCCTTGTAAAGATGGGATTGCCCCGAGAAACTCCCCTCTAAGCCGAAAAAGTGAACTTCCTTATACCCAAGTTTTAAGGCAAGGACGGCAGCTCTTGAAGCTGTCGTCGTTCCACCTGGAATATAATCTTCATCATCGGGCAAACAGTTAAACGTCTTAACGTCCTTACCTTTTAGAAAATCGAATAAAATAGGGTTGCTGTGCCGGGCTAATATTGCTCTTTCAACATCCTTGAAAATCGTTCTAATAATCCGCTCGCAGTCATAGTGAAACGGGTCAATAGAAACCATTGTAAACGGTATTTTATGGTGTGCTAACACCATAGCCGTTCCATTGACGGCCCATATATCGCCGTCAAATTTTTTCAGTGCTTCTATATCTAGGTTTGGGCTACTCCCGCACACGGCCAATCTCTCGACCGTGGCGGGGTAATCCAAAACACGCGGCAAGTTTAAACTCTCGCAATACCGCGCGTTATTTTCTGCTTCCTCCCGGTTACACGCCCCATGAATGTTGACGTTAACCCGGAAAGGTTTACGAGCCAGCGATAAGGCCCTTTTCGTTAAGAACGTGCACGATGTAATCGAGCTGTGCAAGCACGGACTCCATCTCGGCGGAAGTCGTGAAGCCGAAACCGTTGCTGGCCGTGTACGTCACGGATAGAGTTGTGCCAGCCGAACCGCTTGATTGCGCGGTAGGTGTGGCACCGTGAAAACCAACGAGCTCGGTGCTAGTCAATCCAACACATTGCCCATCGGGGTTGTTGTCACCCAAATAAGTAACAGCCATTTTATTTTCTCCTTAAAAAAACAGGGAGAGCCGAAGCCCTCCCCGCTAAAGCCTTACGGCTTAGTTAAGCCCCAAGCGGCAAGCCAACTCAGGCCGGATTGCTTTGTAGCCGTATAGAACATCAATACGGCAAGGCAGCTTGTCGTTGTTGATGTCGTAATCACGAACGATCCGCATCGAAATGCCGTCCATGACCTCACGGGCGCAAAAATCAACACCCTTCGGCTTAACCAAGTCGGCGGTAGCAAACGCGAACGCATCTTTATGGAAGCCCATAGAGATTTTATAGTCCGCTGCGTTTCCAATAGCCGTCGAGTTGTCGGATTCGCGCTTGTAGATCGCGCCGCCGTTGGTCGGTGATGCGGAGACGTTTTGAGTCGCCCCCGAAGTCACGATTGATGGGCTGATCGAAACGCTCGTATCCGTTGCCGACATATCCGCAGTTACGACGAACTGCATCAATACGCCGGTATCGGCTTTGGTTTCGGGATGGACGCGATTACAACCGACAAAGCTGATAATATCGCCCTTCTTAAACGTACCCGAACCCTCCGAGCCGTGGTTGATGGTTGCGCCGGTTTGATCGGCGGAGCTAACCAAATGATCGCCCGTGCCGTCATCCGTTCCCGTGGTGTGGATCGGCCAAAGCGTATTTTGATACACACTGGAAAAGCCCAGGAAGTCGTTAGCAACCATGCCTTCACGGTATTGCTTGCTGATTTTCGCCGGATCATTAAACAGACCGGAGACAGCGGATACCAAATCGGCGTTAGCCTGAGTATCCATGTTTAAGCAACGCTGTGAAGTCGGCGTCAGGTTGTCGGTGAGACGTTTCGCCGTGTTAAGAACAAGCGCCAACGAGGCAGACGCACCAACGTCTGAAATCTCGTTGTAAACGTCCTTATACATCGACATAGCGTCCGATTCGATGTTTGCAGCCAAAACGCTCATGGCGGGCTCAAGGATGCGATCCGAGAAGTCGTCCAAGTCAAGCGTCAACTCGGCGGAGGTGAAATTAACATCCACGCCCTTTTGAGTCGCCACTTGCAGCGTTGTGCTGGTTTCTGCGGTGTCTTGTGCGTTGATCGTCGCGCCGCTACGAACCGTGTATTGATTCGGAAGGCGGATTTTCAAGCTATCACCGATTTTTGCGCCCGATTGCGCGAAGCTCGAATCGTATTGCCGGTTGATGTTGCCGACAAAGTTTAGCTTTTGGTGCAGAATACGCAAAGCCTCTCGCGTCACTGCGGTGGGAGTGAGAATGGTATTAGCCATTGTATTTCCTTCAAAGGGATTCGGGCTGCCTCACGACAGTCCAGGGCCTATCGTCCGGCCCTTTTCGATATTTGTGCATTGCGCCTACGCAACCACTCATCAGAAGACATCTTTTCAGCGTCCTTGATAATATCCTTGGCTGCGGTGGCCTTGCCTTTGGGCTTGATTGCCTTAACGGGCTTGGCTTGCGCGGGTTTAGGTTTGGGCTTAGAAACCCCGGCTTGAGCGCGGTCATAAAGCATTGCCTTATGGGCCATTTCAGTGAAGACGGGATTCAGCGACCAATTACCAGCATCAGCTTCATTGATACCGGCCTTAATCGCGTAGTCTACAACTTCCTTTTCGTTGAAGCCCTTGATTCGGCGCTCGATAAGTTGCCTACCCTCTTCCTTGCGCCGAGAGATTTCATCCTCTTGCGCTTTGGTTAGGGCTTGCTCGCTTTGAGCGACCTTATTAACAATACTTTGGAATTCAGCCTGCTTTGCCGATAACGCATCACTAACACGGCGGGCCTGGTCCGGGTCGGACTGCCACAACTCGTTTAGATCAACGCTCGAAAGCTGCTCAATTTCCGCTTTAACTCTCAAGCCATGTGAATAGTTTTCCAGCGATTCGCCTTGCAAGCTCTCAAACTTCTCGACTGCGCTTTCACGCGCTTCGATAGTTTTAGCCCGCTCGGATAAATCCTGCTTTCCCTTGGTGTAGTCGGACCAAGTGCCGTCTGAGAACTTCTGGATAGCCTCTTTTAGTTCCTCGGGAACAGCGCCCTTCGGAATTTCGACCTTATTGCCACCGAAGTTGAACTCATCAACCTCGATTTCTTCCTCGTCCTCTTCTTCGGACTCATCCTCAGATTCATCATCGGACTCGTCCACCTCGTCAGCTTCATCAGCCTCAACCTCTTCGGCCTCAACCTCCTCAGCTTCTTCGGTTTCTACTTCTTCAACTTCCCCCTCGGGGACGGTTGCATCTTCTGCCATTTTTTGCTCCATCTATGGGAACGGGGCGCAATCTCTGCGCTCCTACCCCTCAAGTCCTGTCTTTCAACCGACTGTTAGGGCGATGACCCTGCTACGCTGCCGCGCTCAGAGAATCTCTAAATATCTATATCCCTGTCATCCGGGGGGCCGTAAGCTTCTTCGTTGGGATATTCAGCGTTTGTTATTTCATACGCGGTCTTAACCGCTTCATTCTCTTGGTCAACAAGGTCAACGTCAGCATTATGTTCAGCAATGGCTTCTTTTAAATCCATATCTCTCTCAGACACCGCAACCTTGCGTTCCTCTAAATCCAAGCGCCTCGCATCATTAGCAGCTCTGGCCTGCGTCTCTTGCGTCTTATCATTAACCGCCTGCTCGGACTGCTGCAATCTGCCTATCAACTCCTGCATTTGCTGTTGCATTTGTTGAACCTGTTGCTGAGATTGTGCCAAGGCCATCTTTGCCTCTGGCGGCATTGCATCACCATCATTCTCCGCGTCCCTTACGGCCTGCGGTAGAAGCATCTGCAAGCGTTTAGAAACCTTATCAGCGCCCTGGAAATCCATGTGCTCCATGAGAACGTCACCGATATATTGGGCGGAGTCAGGAATATTCCGCATAATCTCAATCAATGCTTCACGGGTTTCCTCTCGCTGAGTCGCGAATGACGGCCCCGTTGATACCGTTACGTCATACCGCCCAACCGACAAGTTGTAGAGCTTATCCTGCCCGTTAATGCCTTCATCATCAGCCCCGCCCGCCTCTTGGGTTAGCTGAACCACTTCTTCCTTCATATCTTCGCCAAGAATACGGATGGATTCGCGCGGGGAATACACCGAGGGGATAATCTCAACCAGAACCCGCCCGGCGTATTGAATAGCGCGGGCAAGGTTATCGATGAAATGGAAGTTGGAAACGTCACCTTGACGCTCTCTAGCAAGAATCGCCTTGCCGGATGTTTCGTTTGACCGAGCACCAATAGAGGACGGGTAAATGCCCATAATGTCCTGCATGTCTTCAGCGGCGTTCATGGCCTCTTGCAATGCGCCCGCAGGAACACCGGCGAAGGGCTGCCGCTGCGGCATATTAGAACCC